CGGCTATTACTAGGCCGTCTATTCCTACCAAGTGGATTATGAATGCGGAGTGGTACATCTATTGCAATGCGGAGGAAGGTGATTCCTGTACGCAAATTAATTCTATTCTCGATGCTGTGGAAACGGCATTGGATCAAAAGGTTGTGACTGGATACCAGACTCTTGAGGGTCTGGTTTTTGATTGTTTCATTGATGGTACAGTTGAAATATATGAAGGGCTGCAAGGAAACCAGTGTATGGCGATAGTACCGATTAAGGTTGAGGTAATAAATGGAGGGTAATATGGATGAAAAAATTCAGGCGGTAATCGATAAATGGTTTCATTCCAAAATCCATAATTCGCCGCTGTCTCAGAATGTGGAGGCATATAATCACTTATTGGAGGCTTTAGGCGATTTAAAAGCGGCTATGGTGGAGCTGTTTCCTGAAGACATAGAAGGAGGTAATGAATAATGGGGCAATATCATTTTGGTGCAGGTAGTTTGTATGGGATTACGGACGATACTACGCCGACACCTATTCAATTTGGTACACTGCAAGAAGTCACAATAGATTTTTCCAGTACGATTAAGGAGTTATTCGGGCAGAACAAATTTGCCGATGCGGCAGCCCAGGGACAAATGAAGGTAACCGGGAAGGCGAAATTCGGAAAAATTAATGCTAATGCTTATAATAAGCTTTTCTTTAATCAGACTTTGAGTGCCAATAACATGTATTTAGTAAGTCAAAACGAATCCGGGACGGTTCCGACTGCCAGTGAATATACGGTAACCGTGGCCAATAGTTCAACTTTTGACAGGGACTTAGGGGTAATTTACGCCTCAACGGGTCTGCCGTTGACTCGTGTGACTACCTTAACGGCGGCAGGTCAATATATCTGTGCTAATGGGGTATATACCTTCTATTCCGGCGATGCGGGAGCGTCGATGTATATCTCGTATATTTACACCTCATCCAGTGCAGGCAATACCATTACTCTTAAAAATGCGGCGACCGGCACGGCTACCCCGTGGACGGGTATTTTTAACGGCAAGTTTAATAACAAGCAGGTGACCATGATCTTAAATGCCTGCGTGTCTAATAAGTTGTCGTTAATTTCGACTAAGGTCGAAGACTTTACCGTTCCGGAGTTGGATTTTACGGCAACGTGCGATTCGGCAGGGGTTTTGGGATACCTGAGCACGGTTGAATAATAAGGATAAGGGGTAGATAAGATGATTGATGGCAGGAAAATAAAAATGGGGGGGCAGGAATATATAGTTCCTGCTCTTTCCTGGGGTTTTATTAGACGGAATGATAAATTGCTAGAGCGTATGCAAAAGGCAGAAAGTAAGAAGGAAATTACGCCACAGATGGCAGATGATTTATTAACGTTAGTACATGCGGCATTAAAAAGAAACTATCCCGACATTACAATTGAACAGCTGGAAGATATGATGGATCTTCGAAATATAAGAGAAATTTTCCCAGCTATAATGGCCGAATCAGGATTTGTAAAAGCCGAGGAAGATAGCGCGGGGGAATAGGAGCCTGTACAGTAACTAAAATTCCTTGGGCGCAGTTATACGGCGAGGTCATTACTGCTACAGGCTGGACTTGGGATTATGTTGATAAAAATATGACATTTTCACGGCTAACTATGCTGAGAGAATATTGGGATCAACAGCCACCGACTCATATTTTGGTAGATCTTTTGCTGACGGCCCTGGGATGCAAAATTAAGAAAAAAGAACCAGATGAAGGTGAGCATCGAGAATCAACTAATGACTTAGATGCTTTAATGAGTGATTTTCAGGCGGCAGGAGGAAGGTGAGAAGATGGCAGATGACAAAGTTCAGGTAATAATAAGCGCTTCGGCGGATGATTTTAATCAAGGGATAGAAGAGGCAGTAAGTCAACTAAATAGTTCTATTAGTCAAATGACTAGCATGTTTAGTCAGCTATCTAGCAGTATTGCTTCTTCCATGAATCAGGCTGCGAGTAATGCTTCTTCCGCTACCGCTAAAATGGCAGATGGAATAAAGAGTAATATTGAGAGCACAGTTTCTTCTGTTGAAACGTTAAAGACTAAGGTGGGGGCCATTGGAATAAGTATAGCTGCAGCTTTAGGTTCGGCTACAAAGTCTGCTCTTGATCATGAAAAGGCTATGTTGGGGCTATCTCGTAATACCGGTATGAGTATTGAAGAAGCCAGTAGATGGAGTTTTGCGGCTCAAATGAGTGGTGTAAACACTGAAGTCTTTAGTAATTCCTTGGTGTCATTAAGCCGGCAATTACTTATGGCTGAAAAAAGTATGGCTACAGGGCATGACCGCTTTTCTGAGTATGGTGTAGCTGTTAAGGATACCAATGGAGCGCTTTTGCCTACGGGGCAAATTTTAGAGAATATCGCGGCTCGATATCAAACTCTTACGCCTGGAATAGAGCGAACACGGTTTGCTTATGCAATGTTCCGAGGAGATGCTCAAGCGATGATTCCATTTTTAGAAAAAGGTGCGAGTGGGCTTCAACAACTAAGGGAACAGGCTGATAAGTATGGAGCTGTGTTAAAAGATGCGAGTGCTATTAAATCTTATGCCGCTTCACAGAGGCAGTTAAATGGGGCTATTGAAGGGTTCAAAATGCAAGTAGGTAATGCGCTATTACCTGTTGTAACGGGTATATCTACTGCCATATCAAACCTTGTTAAAGCATTTAACTCCATGGATCCTGGTATACGTAATGCAATCATACAAATAACTGCTTTCGGTGGTGTTGCCTTGTCAGTTGTTGGAGGCATGGCTGCCCTTAGAACGGGCCTTGCGGCGATAGGGTTTGAAAAATTGGCAGGCATGATATCTTCATCACTAAATCCCTTGTCATTGCTTCAAACAGGTTTTACGGGGCTTGTTGGAAATCTTACGGATGCTACTATGGCTGTAACCAAATATATTTTTACTGGTGGTTTATTTACAACTATCAGCAATACTATGAACACTGTTATGGAAACCACTAAGGCTGTATTAACTGGCGTTAGGAGCGGTATTGTAATTACGTCTGCAGCTTTCCAAATTGGGGGAGTTAGGGGCATTGTAAGCTATATAGCTTCTTTAGTTAGCATGAATACGATAGTTACTGTTGCTAGAGGAGCCTTGATGCTTTTGTATGGTACAGTTGTCGCGGGAGTTGCTGTAGTCGCCGGGTTAGCCTTGGCGTGGACGACAAACTTTGGTAATATACAACAAGCTACAGCCGGTTTTTGTGATGGTATCAGCTACGGATTAAATACTTTTGCTAATGGCATAAAACAGTGGGCTATGGGTATAGCCAAGGTATTCTCATCATTAGCCCATGCTGTGGCAAATGCATTTAAAGGTGATTTTAGTGCAGCGTGGGAGTCCGTAAAAGGAATTGGCGATGGAATTGTCGATATGGCCAAAGGTATGGGTAATGCCTTTAAAGGGGTTGGGCAAGCCGCTTATGCTGCGCTATCTAATCCAGAAGGTGCTTGGAATTATATGAAAGCAGCTGGAGGAGCGATTTGGAAGGGTGTCAACAATATGATGACACCTGATTCTTTAGAATCAGATGGATCACGAAATAATTTTACTCCTAACTTAAGCCCTGGTAGTGGTACAAATGGTGGTGGAGAAAATGGGAATGGTGGTAAAGAGCAAAGTTCTTATGAATTAGCAAAACAGCAATATGAAGCTGAAGTTTCAATGGCTAATTTCTCTACTGATGAAAAGATTGCAAAGTATAAATATTATCTAGAAAAAGTCCAAAACGGAGAAAAGGAAAAGGCCGATTATTTAAAAGGGTTGCATGAGCTTGAGAATAGCCAGTTTGAGGAGTCGTTAAAAACACAAACCGATTCTCTAAAAGAGCAACTAGACCAGGGGGAAATTACGCAAGAAGATTATCTAAATGAAGAAATTAAACTAAAAGAAAAAGCGTTAAACCGATATCTTCAGCAGGAAATTGCTAACCGTAAAGCTGCTGATCAAGCAACAGGGGCACCGGTGAAATCAGATGATGCATATGCGACACAAGTTAAGGCGACCAAACAGTATCAGGATGCATTAAAAGGTGTATATGACGACGAAAAGAAAATAGGCAATTTGCAAGCAGATTTAGCCAAAAAAGAAAAAGAAATATTGGATCAATCTGCTAATAATGCTATTGAGGAAGAAGAAAAAAAATATCAGCGCATGTATGAGCTTGGACAAATTTCTAGTAGTCAATTATATGATCACCAAAAGCAGATTGAAAACAATCGAAATCAAGACGAGTTGGCCCGAATACAAAACGAAAATCAGATTAAAGAGGACCAGTGGAAGATTTTAGGGAATAAGTTCCAGGCATATTTAGATGCCAAAACTGGAACTGCAAGAAAACAGCTTTTAGATGAATTATTACTCAATACAAAAAATAAAGAGCAACTATTGGCTATTTGGAAGCAATTAGAGCAAAATTATAAGACGCATACAGACAAAATGAACAATATTAATTTGAAGGAAACTAAAGACAGCCCTCTTTCTCAAATTGCAGACAGCATGAAATCTTCAATGACAACCATGCTTTCCAGCGTTATGAAGGGCACTACGAGCATAAAAAACGCTTTTAAGACTATGGCTCAGTCAATCTATGGAACTATTGTCGATTTAATAGCTAAGCAAATGACCCAAGCAATTTTTAAGTCGTTAGATACCACTGTGGCTGCATCGAACGGTGCCGCAGCTTCAGCGTCGACTGGTATTCTAGGAATTTTAGAAAGCGTCGGTACTGCTTTATCTTCAATCCCATGGTATGGTTGGGTTGGCCTCGCTATATTAGCGGCTGTTTCAAGTGCTCAATCAAGCACGTCTAGTTCAACCAGCGAACGTTCGTCAAGTTCGTATTACCAATCCAGTTCGGTAAGTGGATTGCCATCTTACGATGTGGGCAGTTGGTCTTTGCCATCGGATACCATTGCGCAGGTGCATAAAGGAGAAATGATTGTTCCGGCTAAAGGCGGGTTTGCCGATTCTGTAAGGAGTATGATGTCTGGCGGATCAAATGGTATAAGCGGCGGCAGTAGCGCTCAAGTTAATCATTCGCCAACGTATAATATTTCAGCTATGGATTCAAAGGGCGTTGGTCGTGTGCTAAAAGATAATAGTCGGCAAGTTACCCAAAGTTTGTATAGAGTACAGCGTAGCATGGCTAGACAAAATGCGACGCGGTGGGGATTGACGTAAGAAAAAAGCCGCCTAATGGCGGCTTGACCGTTAATTCTGTATCGCTGTTAATATACCATTGGTAAAATACAAACAGTTGATTTTGTATTCACCGGTTTTATAAACCCATTGGTCCTGAGAGCCTTGTATGGTGGTTGTTGTATTAATGGCAGAAGGTGTACCCCATGACATTCTACACATATCTTTATTCATCCCTATGTGTACTTTTTCGGATTTGATTGCCCCCCATGCACTATCTGGCCAATCAGGGTGCTCAGTGAATGGATTAGTGAGACTATAATTATCGCTAAGTTGTTTATTATCATTCAGTAATGAGCCTGTTACTAGTGTACCATCATCTTTTTGAAGATTAACAATAAGAGTATAATCTTTTAAATCCGTATCTTTAATGTTATTTTCCACGGGAGCATCTTTAAAATTTTGAAGCCAAGTTGCTTCAATTTTGGCGGATACTACTTTTACATGGTCTAATGGATATAAATTCCATGTTCCGCCATTTACTACCCATAATTCTTTTCCTATAAAGTTATCATTGATAATTTTGTAGTCTTGTTTCTTTTCGGCTAATTTAGCATTGTTCTTATCATAATAAAAAGAATTAGCAAAGCACAGCATTGGAACCATTAGCAGTAAACAAAGTATTAATATAAATTTTTTCACATAACCACGCTCCTTTATGTGGTGAATTTCGACAAATGGGAAATAAATCCTGTCAGGCAGGTAATTATGAAAAATTTAGATGATATATGCTATAATATCATGTAGGTTGTCTGGGAACGGTTAGCCACACCCTTTTTGAAAGGGGGTGGTGCTTATGAGTACATATGAGGCGTTGTCTTTTGCAGTAGCATTTGCCACGTTGATTGTGTTAATCATAAAAAATAAATAACCGCTCCCCGTCCAAAGGCTGCGGTTATTTATTTAACCAAAACTTGGGCTAACCGTTTCCGGTTAGATAACCTATGGGGCTGGCGTCTCGCAAACGTCAGTCCTTTTTCTATATTGTATCAAATGTTCAAGTGGATTGCAAATTAAAGGAAAGGAAGGGATAGTTGTGGTTGAAGAAACACGCAGTCTTTCTTTAGAAGGTGGCCTATCACTGGATAATTTACATCCGAATAATAGTTTTTTTGAACGGCTTGAAATTGTAACGAAGGATGATGGAGTTCACTGCATTGCTGGTTCAATTTTAGAGGCCGCCGATAGTATTGGCATTGGTAAAGGCAAGCGAGTTCGCCTTGTTTTGGAAGAAATATAAAAGTGTGCAACCAAAAGATATTTATTTTAAGTAGTCTTTTCCAAATTCATTACCAGCATAAATACAATCCGTTCCAATGCAATTAGCTGCGGATTGGCAAGAACGGTGCCCAGGGGTTTTAATGGCTCCTTTTAACTCAACATAGTTTTGTCTAATAATCACATTACTATTAATTCTTGAACACTTATGTTTTTCAAATTCTACCGATTTAATTGACATTCATACCTCTTTGCTTTGGTTGCACAAGGTGTATTTTCGACAAGATTCCAAAAATTCCTATATTAGGCAGGTGATCAAATGAGTGATGCAGTATTTCCTTCCTTAAACGGTGTAGCATGGGATTGGACAAAGAAACCAGAGTTTGTTACCTTAAAACATGAATCGGCGTTAGGGATAGTCAAGTCATTATCTCTACGGCCTTATCCACGCTGGACGTTTACCCTATCCTATAGTTATTTACTAGATAAGTCCGCTTCTACGGATGATATTCAACAGATTGTCGGGTTCTATTTAAACCGGTATGGAAGTCATGACGATTTCCTTTATCAAGATCAGACCGATTATCAATGCACTAAGCAGATATTCGGAACGGGTGATGGCAGTACCACAACCTTTCAGTTATGCCGGAGCTACGGGGCTTTTATTGAACCGGTCGTTGGGCTGGCTGACGCACCAACGATCTATATAGGTAATACAGAAACAACAGCTTTTACCTGGACAACAAAAGGGAAAATTACGTTTACCTCTGCACCGGCTGCCAACACTAAGCTATATTGGTCCGGTGATTTTTATTACAGGTGTAGGTTCACAGAGGACGAAAGCGAATTTAAGGCGATTGCTTCCGGTATTTGGACAGCAGATACGCTGGAGTTTAAGTCGGTGCTGATATGAAAAGCTGTTCGTCTACCTTACTTACCCTACTCAATAACGCGTCGGGATTGTGCTTGGCAGAATTATTTGTTATAACCCTAACAAATGGTTCTGTCTTTCGTTTTACGTCGCTGCCTTACACCTTTAAATGCGGGGATTACAACTACACCTCCCTGCCGATTGACAGCGGGGAGTTAAAGCAGAGCTTAGGGACGTCCGTTGACGATTTTACGATGAAAGTCTACTATTCGGAAGAGGATACCTTAACTATTGGCAATGTTGATTTCACCATACCCAAGGCGCTCCGATCCGGCGCGTTCGATTATGCGGTTTGCGAATACTATCAGGTATTCATGGAAACGTGGGAGCTAGAATTATCCGAGGATTACCGGATATTATTATTTGCCGGCCGGATTGAAACCGAAACGGCAGGGCGCAGTGCGGCTGAATTAAAAGTCGAAGCGTTCACCAATATATTGACGACAAAAGCCCCGCCGAATGTGTATCAGGCGGGGTGTATTAGTTCCCTTTTTGGTTATTGCTGCGGATTGGATGAAGATGACTGGAGTAAGGCGGTTACCATCTTAACCGGTAGTACCAAAAGCATTCTCTATGTCAGCGTTGCCAAAGATGCCGGTTACTACAATAGCGGCTATGTGGAATTTACAAGCGGCGATAATTACGGGATTCAAAAAACAATTAAATCCCATACATACGATTCCAGTACCGGGATAGCCACTATAACATTAATGTGGAAACTAGACAGCACTCCTTCGGTGGGAGATAAGCTGAAATTAGTTCCCGGCTGTGATCACAGCATATCCACTTGTAAAAGTAAATTTAGTAATTATGATAATTACCGTGGAACCCCGTACATTCCGGTGTCAACAACAACAGGGTGATGAGGAGAGGTATATGGACGAGCTAGAAAAACAGCAAAGGCGGCAAATCATTGACGAAGCAATTTCTTGGCTGCGAACCCCATACCATTCGGAAGGAAGAGTAAAAGGCGGCGGTGTGGACTGCGGAATGTTTATTTTAGAGGTGTTTGAACGGTGCGGGTTAATTGAACATGTTGAAGTGCCGCACTATCCTTGCGACTGGCATCTTCATCGATCTGAACAAAAGTATTTAGGCTGGGTTCAGCAATATTGCCAAGAGGTAACGAAACGGGAGCCATTGCCGGGTGACATTATCCTATATCAGTATGGCCGCTGTATTAGCCACGGCGCTATCGTTGTTAACTACCCTAAGATAATCCATTCGTATATTGGCCTAGGCGTTATTTATGCCGATAATGAACAGGGTGAATTATTAAAACGGCAGAGGGCTATATATTCATACTGGCCGGAAAGTTAGGTGGTATAATTGGGTGGTAGCTCTACAGTACAAAATGGTACAAAATATGATTATCTTGACGTAACCACGTCAGCATTCGGCCAACCAATACCTATCGTGTATGGTACGCAGAAACTTAGCGGTAACTGTATTGATTACATAGATTTTACCGTTGTTACAACATCGGAAGATAGTGGCGGCAAGGGTGGATCGGTTACCACCGAATCCTATACTTATTATGTGGCGGCAGCTATTGGACTTTGTGAAGGAGAAATAAACGGTTTAGGCCGTGTATGGGATAGCAGTACAGCGTATAAGAAACACGCTATTAATTCGAATTGGTCACTTGACAGTACGACGTTAGCGGCGATAAATGCCTTATATTATGACTCGGACGGAAATGCTCTTTCATCAGAAAGTACATTGTCTGTTTTTTATGGTACCAAGAGTCAGTCTGCATGGTCATACATGACAAGCAAGCATTCCGCGCATGCGCTTACTTACCCCTATTTAGCCTATGTGGCTGGATATCTTAGCCTTGGGTCATCAAATTATCTTACCTCTTATGGCTTTGAAGTCTTCGGTAAGCATATTTATGGTTCCGGTAATCTCGATTGCGAGCCTTATTACATTGTAATGGGGCTACTAACAGATGATGTGTATGGTGTTGATTATCCTACGGCGTATATTGGTGATCTGACTACCTGGAAGACCTATTGCTTAGCAATGGGTTTGTTTTTATCTGCAGCATTAGATAGTCAGACCAGTATTTCCGATACCTTCAATGATATTATGACGGCGACAAACAGCCAATTCGTTAATAGCCAGGGCTCTTTGAAAGTGGTCCCTTATGGTACTTCGGAGGTAACCGGAAATGGGGTGACTTATACTCCTGACATAGACGCGTTATATTCTCTTACTGATCAGGATTATATTTATGAAGATGGTGATGATCCGGTTCAGATGAGCCGGGATGAAACCAGTGATATATATAATTTTCAGCAGGTGACGTTTAAAAACCGTTCCGATGAATATGCCGATGATGTGGTTAGTGCCGAAGATTTGGCCAGTATAAACCAGGTCGGTCTTAAGAAAAACGATTCCACCTCGCTTGATTGTATTTGTACGGAGTCTGTTGCCGTGGTTGCGGTTCAACATATATTAGAGCGCAGCCTATACCATCGTAAC